ATCCAGTTTTTTGTGTTTTTGGAGAAGCTGTAATGGGTATTAGAGCTTTAATGAAGATACTTTTAACATACAGATTTACTCACAAAAAAGCTACTGTAGATGAAATCATAAGTAGATGGGCACCACCTTCTGAAAATGATACAGATGCTTATATAGATTTTGTGTGTAAACGTATGAATGTCAAACCTTTGGATAAGCTAGACAATAGTATTGAACACTACTTACCACTTGTAAAATCAATTATCCAAATGGAAAATGGTCAGCAGCCATATGATGACGAGCTGATAGTGGAAGGAATGTATAAAGCATGGGAAGGTTATCCAACTGGTTCTACAGCCTCTTAGAACATTGGGGTTCAAAAATGCATGTATATGCGTGGAACAAAAAATACAGCAAACGAAAACACGTTCTTGTTCGAGGTAATCGAACAGGACAATTTTATAACGTAAAAAAGAAATAATATGTGGCTAAATTTAATAAGCATGGGCATGAAGACTGCCTCTCATATATATCAGAATAAACAAAAAACAAAACGAATGATGTCAGATGCTCAAGCACATCATGCTGAGCGAATGGCGAAAGGTGAAATTGAATATAAAGCGAAAGTTATTGAGAGTAATGATAAAGGTTGGAAAGACGAATTTGTCCTTATTCTCGTATCTTTGCCTATCCTTGTATTGGTGTATTCTATTTTCACTGACGATGCTGAGATACGTAATCGACTAGATATGTTTTTTGAATATTTTAAGAACTTACCATATTGGTACCAGGCAATATTCATTGGAGTAGTGTCTGCTATTTATGGTCTTAAAGGTGCTGATATTATGAGAAAACCTAAATGACAGCAATCATAGGTAAACCTAAGCACTCTAAATGCGATAC